CTCAATTATTTTCTCAAGCAGTAGAGTCTGGAAACCAGTGCATTATTGCTGGAAATAACTCTACAAACATATCTGGTGCGGTTACTGCTATAAGATTTTATTTTGACAGCAATGTTACTAGCGGCAGTGTGTCTGTTTATAGCCTGAAAAAGACATAAGGAATAGTTATGCCTAGATATAAATTAATTGAAAACAGCGTGGTCGTTGCTCTAACTGAAGAGGAAGAAGCAGAACTGGCAGTTTGGGAGTCTGAAGCAGACGATAGAGCAGCCGATAACATAAGAAGCGAGCGAGACGAAAAACTCAAAGCTACTGATTGGAGAGCGTGCAGCGACCTCACATTGTCAACTGAATGGGCAACTTATCGGCAAGCCCTGAGAGATATAACAACTCAAGAGGGGTTTCCAAACTCAGTGGTTTGGCCTACTGAGCCAGGAGAATAATAGTGAGTAAGGCACGAGACTTAGCAGATTTAATGTCAACAGGAACGATGTTGTCCGATGGCATACTATCGACTACAGAAATTGATGGTGTAACAGCTACAGCCGCAGAAATTAATAAGTTAGACGGCGTAACTGCAACAACTGCTGAGTTAAATATTCTTAGCGGAGTTACTGCAACAGCAGCAGAACTTAATAAATTAGATGGTGTAACTGCAACAGCAGCAGAAATTAACTATATAGATGGAGTTACGTCTTCTATCCAAAGTCAGTTAGATGCAAAAGCAGGAACTTTACCAAGTCAAACAAACAATTCAGGAAAGTATTTAACCACAGATGGAACAAATCCCTCTTGGGGAACAGTAGTTCAAGGCTCTGGAGGTAGTGCAGCAGAAATAGCTGACTATGTCATTCCGGATGCTACACAGACTAACTACGTGTTCAAGTATTACGAAATAGTTCCTACAACTTTTACAGTGCCCGGAACTTGGCAAGGTATTTCTTCTTCTGCAACTCTTCACGTGGCAGACGTATCTTCAATTGATACAGATGGAGAATATTTTGAAACAGATACCACTTTATCAGGAAATCATGTATTTTATGATATTTTATATATTGCAGATGCTGCAACTCTTACAGTCCCTTCCTCTCGTGTAGTGCACGGAGTTAAGAATGTAGTCTCTGCCTCAGAAGCAGCAGCGGCAGCAACAGTAGATAGATTTCAAAGCACAGGAAAATTAATCTTTTTAGGAGTGTTATAATGGCGGGAAGAACCTCAACTTTAGTAAATGAAAAAGCCGCAGCAATGGTATATGAAAATACTACTAGCGATGTGCAGGTTTGCTCAATTAATACTTGTGCAGTGGTAGAAACAACAAATCCAGCACTTACAATAAAATTACATACTGCAAGTGATGTGTCTCTGAATACAGCAATAGCTTCTTCTACTCCTGGAGGTGCTGTTACTCGTTTTCTAGATGGAGGCAGTCATCAAAGTACTTGGGGAAGTGCTGATAGTTCTTTTTACTTTCAAGATCCTAGTACCGATACTATTAGGTATCAGCAAGGGACCGGAGCTACCATAGGTTCTGAGGATGATGAGAGAAGGGCTCACCGATATACTTGCATAGATCCGTGGATGTTTATAAACCCTTCAGATTATTTTGATGGTAAAGTAACTACTTTTCCTTATTGGTGCTCAAAGAATGGTCAGAACTATTGGTGGTTAGATGGAACAGATCTTTGGGCTAATTTTAACAATATGTGGATAGAGGGATTTGTTCATAGTAATGCTAGCGCGGGAGGTCATAGTCACCCGGGCACAGCCACTGCTACTGGTTGGAGCACCAATTCTGGTTACTGGGCAAATAACTACCCTCAGTGCCATGATTGGTATACTGCTGGAACTCTTGGTGTAAACAGCAATGCATATGTGACTTATGGTTCTCCTTATCTTAATAGTGGAAACTATACTATCGTAGAGGGAAGCGGGACTTCAAACTCAACTATATATGCTAGTATAAGTAGTAATAATCCTATTGGTTACGATAGAGAAAGTCCTTTCTGTAAAATGCTACAAGCCGATAGAGCAGTGTTTGTTGTAACTGGGGGGACTTGGACAAGTACTAATTACGCTTGGTTTAATCCTGCTTGTAATGGTGATGATGCCGCATATCAAATGAGTGGTCCAATTCATTTCACAGAGGCTACTAGCACGAGCAATCGCTATTACACAACACGAGCGTCTACTAATAATGGGTTTAGAGTAACGCAAGCAAATCCAGAAGATTTTCAGTGGATAAAATATAATAAAACCGCAGATAAATACTATATTGCTTCAAAATCAGAAGGAATTTTTAGTGGGCCTGTTAGTACGTTTTTTCCAAACGGCTCCTCATTTGCGAATTATGATAGCTTTACTGATGCAAGTGCAATACTGACTAAAGAAGCTGATTATCCTTTTGGATCAGACTCTTCACAACAGCCTTCAAAAATTGGTCAAAATTTGTGGGTTACAATTACCGATCAAGATGCCTTATATTATTCTACTGATTTAATAACATGGCAAACAGCGGAAACATATTTAGCAACGGTACTTCCTGCTCTTCCTAGTCCTTCTAGCTACAGTACGGTTGCGGTTGATGCTACAGGATCTTCCCCCGCTTATTATTTTGGAGGATCAAGTTGGTCTAAATTTTCATCAGGAATAGATAGTGTGCCTAATACTGGACTTTTAGAAAAATCCGAAGCAGTCGGAACTTTTGAGAGAACAGGAGTAATCTTAGCTCCTGGCGACTCTATCTACATAGAAAATGCAAGCGTAGATACTAAAGTAGGTGTAACAGTTATGTACGTAGAGGTGTAAGATGCCAAGAAAAATTACTTTAAATAGTGCTTCAGGAGGTGTGGCGCCTAGTAGTTCAGGGTTAACAACCGCTGAAGTAAATGCGCTCATAGCAGCAGATAATGCAAAATATGAACCACAATGGGAGTTAGTAGAATCTAGGGATATAGCTCCTGGAGAAAATCCTGATTGGACTCAATTAGTTTTTGATAGAGATTTATATAAAAACTACGAGGTTAAATTAATTTTTAATAATCCGTGGTCAGTTAGTACCAGTCAGTCAAAAAGCAAGATCGAATGGTGGTGGAGCCAGACAGATAGTGCTACCGAATATAATCAAACAGGTATTAATTATTATAGAGCAACGATATTACAAGGAACTAATAATAATTTTACAAATACATATGCAACTAGTGGGCAAACTACATCAGCATTTGGATGGAGTAATTCAGGAGAACATGCAGAAATACTATATAAATACTACGCTGATAATAATCAATACTCTAGTCATATTGATAGTCCTTGGGGGTGTGAAATAATATTTGAAATATTTGACGATTCTAAGCTAAATAATAATATAATGAATTGGAAGTATCGAGGGTTTCCTCGAGATAAGTACGATTTTGTTATGACTGAAGGAATGGGAAGAATTTATAATACTGGCTCATATGCTCCTGACACCTACAAATACTTAAAAGTCGGGATGAATGTTAGTAATGTAAGTAGTCAAGGCTGGTGGTCGGATACATATTACCCTTTTAGTGTTCATATATGGAAACGACCCACTAATTATCAAACAAGTTAATAAAGGAGAAATAAATGTCTAAAATTATTGTAGACGAAATACAAGCAAATGGAGGGGATACGTTAACTATACCCTCTACTGATGCTACAGCAAATAATCAACCGATTGTAGGGTCTACAGCAGGAGCATTGACTTTTTCTCCTCTCGCCCTACCTGCAGCAGATGGTGCTGCAAATAAACCGCTTACAACCGATGGTTCAGCACAGCTTCAATTTGGAGGCTTTGCTTTACCTGCCACAGCCGGCACGGATGGACAAGTTTTAACAAGTACAGGTAGCGCTGCTGCTTGGGAAAGTATTGATACTTCCTCTGCTTCTCTACTAAGTGCAGAAGGTGCAAATCCAATTGCATCAATAGTTTCTACAACCGCCCAACAAAATAGTTATAGCACAGGAGACTGGACGAGTAGCGGGCCCTATACTACATATAGGCATGACCAATTCTTTACACAAGATAACAGTAGATTACAAGGCTGGAATATGTTTATGGGAGATGGTTATCCCGACGGCACATCACAAATATTTTATGTTGATAATCAAGGCCAAGAAGTAACTAGATATATTCAGTATGCTTATGGAAAGCGTGTCGGATGGCACTGGAAAGATTTTGATTATCGAGATAATGAAACAAGTTATGGAGGACTTTCTTGGAGATGTATGCCTATAAGAAATACTTCTGGTTCCGATATAAGTGTTACTGTAGCGGCATATTATAGTTCTTATACTACATATTCTTCTGCTTCTTGGGGGTATTTTACTCCTACGAACTCTTCAGGAACAACTTACTCTACTGTAACCGGAGGAACTTGGACAAGTATCTCAAATACAACGAGTAACCAAAGAACTAATTGGAGTAGCAGTATTACAATTCCTGCAGGAAAAACAGTTTTAGTTTTTAATAATACCGCTCATGCCTATGCAACTACATACAGATTTCCTGATACAAACTATTTTTATAATCTTGATACTACTTTTAGTGATTCAAATATTATTTGTGATTTAAGAATTCTTTATGCAATGCATCAAGCTAGAAGCACCGCTGCGACTTACAATGGTACTGAAAGACCTCAAGATGTTTATACTTTAGCAGGCACACTTTACGGAGATAGATAATGGCGTATGTAAAATTTAACTCAAATAATCGTTCAGAACTTCACTCTATGATGTCTTTTGACGGAGGAGAAGAAATTTCTAACGAATTACATGGAAAGGATCTTATTAAAGAAGGAGACACAATTCGTGCTTTAACGGAGGAAGAAATTGCTTCTGACTTGGCAACTTTTAGGTCTAATGCAACTGCAGAGAGCAATAGGTTTAAAAGAGATAATCTATTGACAGACTCAGATTGGGTAGTAACAAAAGCTACCGAGGAAGGAGCTTCTATTCCTACTGCTTGGGGTACTTATCGTCAAGCTCTTCGAGACTTGCCAGATCATGAAAACTGGCCTCTTCTTGAAGATGCAGATTGGCCTACAGCACCATAATAAAAAGCCCGCTTAGTGCGGGCTTTCTTTTATTTGAATATATCTTGCCAGTTTCCTGTCGTACTCGCACGAGAATATTCTGTAGCTCGATTCTCAAAGAAGTTTGTGTG